CACCCCGAGCGCCGGCGTCGCGCTTCGCGCGGCGTGCCTTGCGCGAAGCGCAAGGCAGAGAAGAGACACGCGCAGCGTGTCCATCGTGCAGTAAGCAGTTGGCCTAGGTCTTTCATCGAAAATAGATAGGTCATCGGGCAAGGAGCGGGGGGCCCCGTTTTGCCTGGGATGAGTAGATTAATTTTAGGTCTAGAATAGAGCTAGAAAGAACGTCAGATAATTGACGCAAAAACCGGGTCTGTTTTCGGTAAAAAAGTTCTAAAACGAAATAGGTCTAAATCTGAAATAGGCAAAACAGTCCAAAATCAATTCGTCTCGGCCTACGCGCATTGCCCTACGCGCATTGCGCATCGCTCCTCGAGCTCTGCCAATCGCTCCTCGAGCTCTGC